CGGCTGCATCGACTTCGGGACCGGCGACAATCTTTGATTTGCCTGCCTTGTCCACTGCAATGGTCGTGGCGATTCTCATGACTTGGCCGATTAGGCGGTGGTCAGGATCTCGGCCTGGGTCGTGTCAGCGGCCGCGGCGCCGAACATGATGTCGTAGGACGCCATGTGGCTGCGAGTCGCGCGGCTGTACCAGACGGAGAGCAGGCAGCTCAGGCCGTTATTGGTAGTGACTGTGCGTTGCTCAACAAACTCACCGGCGATCATACCGACCGGCAGGCCGGCGGCGATGGCGATGGCATCAGGGCCGCACACGAAGCCGACTGTGTTGCTCTCGGCCGAGGTCCAGCGGTTGTTCTCGGCGATAACCTCGAAGCCGAAGCGGCCGTTGTTGAGGGGGCCGTAGCGGCTGTCAGGCATGGCCACGGTGCCGGCGGCTGCGGTGCTCATGCCGCTGAACTGGATGCGAGCCAGGTGGCCACCGTCCAAGATGAGGTTCTTGCTGCGGTAGTTCTTCGCCAGAGCGAGGATCGCCGGAAGGTCCGAGCTGTCGAAGTTGGCGGCGGAGCCGATGCCGGTAACGGTGCCGTAATTGCCGGTGACCATCAAAGCGGTCAGCTTGTCGCTGATTCCATAGGCGAAGAGGTCGGCGGAACCAGCAGCCAGATCGGCCAGGCTGAAACCTTGGTTAAGCTCCTGCTGGGTGATCGTGAAATTCTTGGAGATCTGCTGCACGGTCACCTGGACGTTGTCCAAGGTGCTGTCGTTGTTGGTTTCCCAGGAGGTCGGATTGGTCTGGGCAGCGGTGCCGGCGCTGTACTTCTTGACCTGCACACGGGCCTGCGGACGGAGGTTGTCTAGGCCGACGTTGCGGCTGAAAGCGGAGACCAGGGCCAAACGAGTGGCGGCCACAACGATCACGGCGTCGGCGAGGTAATCGACAACCAAGCTGCCGTTGAACGTGTTGGCGTTCTGCGGGGCGTGGATGGCGCTCTGGCGCAACAGCTCGCTGTGGTTCGAGACCAACCAGGAACGGCGGTCAGCACCGGCCTGAAAGCCCTTGTGCTTCTCGAGCAGTGCATTGCCGAGGTTCTCGATGCGAACCGGGGCGACGGGCTCCGGTGCGGGGGCGGCGGTGATGGTCTTGGCGCTGATGGCAGCGGCCACGGCCTTGGCGACGATGGCGTCGATGTCGAGGGCGGTCGGCGCACTAGGAGCGGCCGCCACCACGGTGTTGGAATCAGTCATGTTGTGTGGTGTCTGCTGTGATGTCGGCGCGGTTGTCGCGCCATCGTCGGCAGCGTTAGTGCTGCCGGTCGAAAGTGTTTTGTCTGTGGTTTCGCCCTCCTCGACTTCGAGTTGGGCGTAGAGTGCTTTGAACCAGTCACGTCCGGCGGCACCTCCCCATAGGTTTGCGGCCACGTCGGCAGGGGTGTTGGCTTCGGCCTCAAGGAAGCGCTCATTGCGTCCCCACCAGGCGTTGGCTGTGCGGATCTTGTCCTCGGTGGGCGCCTCACCTGCCACCAGTGCCTCGGCGTCGAGGACGGTCTGCTTCTCGAGGCCATCACCGGCCAGGCCTTCGGCATACTGCTCGAGGCCGCGGCGAAGATTGCTTCGGACGGTCTCGGGGGCGGTCTTGGTCACAGCCCGAGGATGCCAGCAGGCGGCCATGGCGAGCTGCTCGGTGGTCTTGTCGGCCAGACCGAACTGGATGGCCTCCTGGGCGGTGAACCATGTTTCCGCGGTCATTGCCGCGCGGATCTGAGCTGAGGTCTTGCCGGTGCGCTTGGTGTAGATGCCGGCCAGGATCTCGGCGTGCTGGTCGAGGGCGTTGGCCATCTTCCGCATATCGTCCGAGGTGCCTGCCACCATTCCAGACGGGTCATGAATCATGAACAGCGAGGCCTCGGCCATCTCGATGGTGTCACCTGCCAGGGCGATGATGGAAGCAATCGAGGCAGCAATGCCGACCACCCGGGTCGTCACCGGCGCCTGCCGCCCTCGAAGCATATTGTAAATGGCCAGGCCGTCCCAGACGTTGCCGCCGGGGCTGTTGATCTCGACCACCAGGGGGCCGGGGCCGACAGACTGGAGGGCATCGGAAAAAGCCTTAGCCGAAATGCCGGAGCCACCGAACCAGTCCTCGCCGATCTGGTCGAAGATTTGGAGCACCGCCGGCTCATGAACCGAGGCTCGGGGGCTGTAGGAAAGCCAGTTGGTAACTTTAGTCATTCGGTTTTCTTGGCTCTGGTTTTCCGCTTCTTGGGCTCGAGCACCGCAACCACCTCTTCGATGGGCTCAGCCGGGATCGGATCGGGCATTTCTTCAGAAGGAGGCTGCTCGAGAGCGGCCGCGGCCGGCTCCGGTGCTATCGGCTGCTTTTGAGCGGTCGAGATCTGTGAGACATCGAGGCCGTACTTGACTGCAAGATCCTGGATGTAGCGCGCCTGCTGGGCCTTGGCCTCCAGGGCGGATCGCCAGTCGATGCCTCGGGCGCCGTAGATCTCGTCATAGGTCGTAATGCCTGCACCAAGCTCGTTTAGCTGGGCGGCAGAGTTGCGACCGACGTCGACATTTGGAGCCCGGGGCGCCTGGATGGCCACTTCGTACCAGTCGTCAGGGCTGTCCCTGAGAGTCGGGTCGGTGCGGATGGCGTACTCCATGACGTATTCCCAGATACGTCGGGCGGCCGAGGCCATCACCTGATGGCGGCTGCGGAACCACACCGAGGACATATCGAGTGAGCCCCGGTAGACGGTGCCCTGCATCGATTCTGGAAACACCAGGACGTAAGGAATACCGACGCCGGCGCACACCTTCTCGGTGAGGCTGCGCCAGTACTCACGCATATTGACGTTGGGGCGGTCAGCGGCGAACTGCTCGAACTCGTCGCCGGTCTTGAGCACCTTGACCGAGGCGCCGAAAATGTTCTCGTAGTAGTTCTGAGCGGTGCCCTGGGATCCAGCAACACCGGATCGCAGGCTGGTTGCCTGGACCTCGCCGGAGCTCGTCTTGATCACCTGGGCCACGCTCGAGGCCAGCTTGCAGGACTCCATCTCGAGCTTCTGGAGATCGTCCAGGTCGTGCAGGTCGTTGATCACACAAGCCACAAAAGGCAGGCCGCGGAGCTGGCCGGCACGTTGGGCCTCGTAGATGTGGACAACCGAGTCGGAAGAAATGGACCGGATGTCGGTCAGTTGTCCCTGCTGCTGCTCCTGGCCGCAATAGAAGGAGATAGCTCTACCCGTCTTGGGGTCGAACCGGACGCCGTCGAACACATCGGGAAGGCCCTCCTGGCCAGCGGGAGTGGAGACCTGCTGCGGCTCGATTAGCTGCAGGCGAGGCCGGCCGGTCTCGCCCTTGGTCAGGAGGATAAAGGATTCACCGTCGTAGAACCAGCCACGGGCGGCCAATGACATCAGGGTGCCGAAGGATTGCCGGGATCCGATGTCAGGGTAGCGGCTCCAGGTGTCCCACCATTTTTTGGCTCGGAGATTCCACTCGGGATTCGATGATGCCGGCTGGACGCTAAAGTTTGAACCGACCGTGTAGTTCTCGAACAGGTCTCCAAGGCGATTCATGACCGCGTTGTTCTGCTCGAAGAATCGGGACTTTCGGACGATCTGCTGCCGGGTAGAGGCAGTCACATCGAACCGCACCGAGGTGTAGCTGGTGTCCAGGAAGGACCGGCGGATCGAGTTGGACGCGCCCTCGTAGCGGTCGACAGGCGCCGACCGGAACTTGCTCAGGATGGTGTCGAGGAATCCCATCAGCTCATGCCTCGATAGCTCGCCTCACGGCGGAAGTTGGAGAAGTCGCCGCCGTAGGATGTCGCAGCAATGAGCACCACGGTCACCATCTTGGTGTAGATCTGGGCGTCGGTGGGCGTAAGGTTGCCGTCCTGCTCGAGGTAATAGACGGCCAGGTCGTAGTCATCGACCAGGCTTTCCCACATCTCGACCATCTCGGATGGTGTCGGGGCACCTTTGCCGGGCTCGGCGAACTCGACCGACACATCGGAGGATGATGTCGACCGGACCACCTGGCCGGACTCGATCACTGTGGCCGCGGCGATAGACTTGGCGGCCAAGGCAGCCAGGAGCGTCACACCGCCCAGTGTCGCATAGACACTGCGGAGATAGGCCCTCTTGATGGCTACGGTAAACGTGAACACCTCGGGCGGATCTTCACCGATCCCAGGGTGACTTCAATAGGTTAGCTGGCTATTGACTCGCTTGACGTAACCAGGTCATTCCAAAGCATCACCATGGCGAGCTGCATGATTTCGCAGTCGTGCAGATGGTCGGGCCACTTTTGGTTCCTCTTAACCCAGACGTGCTTGATGCGACCCGCGCGGTTGGCCTGGGGACGTAGGACGTGCGAGTCCAGGTGGCGCCAGTAGAGGTCGGGCTCGGCGATGTAGGCACCTTCGGCCTGGACGCTGGGCGGATCCTGATGGACGCCCCATTCCCGGTCGATGTCGCCCTTCCTTAGCCTGGAGAGCATATCTCGAAGGTGCTCGGTGTCGAACACCAGGAGGGGCTGCACAACGTCGGTCCTCATCGAGGATGATGTCGAAAGGCCGAAAGGGTGCACCGCCCCGGTGGCTGCTGTGAACCGGGCGCCGGTCTCCCGGCCTTTGAGCGGCATCCAGCCGATCACCATGGGCTTGCGGAGGCCGCCCTCCGGTGGGTAGCGCAGCCCACAAGGGAAGTTAATCGGGTTGGATGTCACCGAGGAATAGGAGGCACAGGCGTCGTAAACGGTCTGGGTATTGAAGCCCGAGTCGATGCCGACATCCATGTCGTGGACCTCGAGGGCCACCTGCACCCGGCGGAGGGCTGCGAAGTCATCGGCATGGCCGGCAGCAATTAGGGTAGAGTTGCCGTCTTTCCACTCGCGGCACACCCACCAGAGGAAGGGCGCCACGGCCTGGACGTCGGCGGTCAGATAGCGCCGGCCGCCATCGACGGTCACGGTGGCCGAGGTCTCGGTACGCTCCTGCTGCACGTCCTGCTGCTCCCAGGGCTCGGCCAGGTTGCCGTTGACGAAGCCTTGGAGGCCGGCCATAGAGGCTTTGGCCTCGAGGAATGAGACTGCTAAATAGCCCCAGGTACATTTGCGGTCGGGGCTGTAGAGGCTGCTCAGGTGGTAGGACCGCACACCGGGCATGGCATTGGGATTCTCTGGGCGCCATTGGCCATGTCGAAGGGCTGCCACCTTGTGAGAGTCGGTGATTTTGCCCTGGCATAACTGGCAAACGTAATGGGCCGAGGCTCGGATCTTGGCTAGGTCGTGCTTGCCATCCTCGGCCTTGGCGTCGTCCCAGGTCACCTGGCGCCATTCGAGTTTGATGTGCTCCCGGCAGTGAGGGCAGGGCAGGTAGTAGCGGCGCTGGTCGCCGCGGAGGAATCGCTGCCAGATCCGGCCTTCGACCACCGTGGGCGTCGAGGTCATGAAGGCCTTGGAGCTTGAGAAGCTCTTGAGTCTCTGCTCGGCTAGGTCGAGGGCGTCGGCCTCCCGGGCTGTAGCCTCGGCGAACTTGTCGACCTCGTCGGCGATGAGCACCCGAACCGGGCGGCTGGCCAGGTTGGCCGGGCTGTAGGATCCTACGAAGGTCAGGG